TTACCTGCGTATAAAGCGTACTACTCTTTATTCGACCAAATACGCTTTGCAGTTTGGACATAATATTTTCTATCCATTCTACAAAGCCGGTTTTACCGCTTTCTTCTTTGGTTTCCGTAAAAAAGCCACTTACAGAATTCCAAAGGTTTGTAAAGAATTCTTGTACTTGTGTATAAATTGTGCTTTTTGTAATTTGGTCATACACGTTTTGCAGCTTAGTTACAAGATTATCAATCCACTCTACAAAGCCTGTTTTACCGCTTTCTTTGCTTGGTTCCGTAAAAAAGCTGCTTACAGAATTCCAAAGGTTTGTGAAGAATTCACTTACCTGCGTATAAAGCGTACTACTCTTTATTCGACCAAATACGCTTTGCAGTTTGGACATAATATTTTCTATCCATTCTACAAAGCCGGTTTTACCGCTTTCTTCTTTGGTTTCCGTAAAAAAGCCGCTTACAGAATTCCAGAGGTTTGTAAAGAATTCTTGCACTTGCGTATAAATTGTGCTTTTTGTAATTTGGTCATACACGTTTTGCAGCTTAGTTACAAGATTATCGATCCACTCTACAAAGCCTGTTTTACCGCTTTCTTTGCTTGGTTCCGTAAAGAACTTTTCAACAGAGCTCCACAGTCCCTCAAAGAAACCGGAAAGCTTCTGCATAATTTCGGTCTGTCCAATGCTTTCCCAGATCCCGGATATGGATTCACCAAGGCCGCTGAGCCATTCGCCCGCTTTTCCGAATATGGACATACCGGCATCCAGCAGTTTATCAAGATGCAATGTCTGGCTGATCGTGGTAATAGCGCCCTTGATTGTGCTCCCAGCACCTTTAAGAACAGAAAAGATACCTTTGAGCCCGTTAGTCAATTTGCTGATACGAGAACTCTTGTCATTTCCTTTGCCCAGCCAGTCGCTGAAAGCTTTGGTTAAAGATTTTAATTTCTTAGTCGCATCCAACAAATTCTGCCCAGTAATCGTTCCAAAAATACTGGTCCATGCTTCGCTGATGCCTCGGCCAACTTCGCTGATCGTATCCAGCATCTCGTTCAAGGCATCGATCAGGATTTTACGGCCGTCTTCTGCTTCCGGATTGTCCACCCAGGTCCAAGCCGCACTTGACGGATCCCAATATTCTTGCTGCCCTCTCCAGGCTCTCAGAATAGCTTCTCGGGATTTGGCCTGTTTGTCCAGCAATGCACTGAACCGGTTATTCAAATTGGTCCAGAATTCGGTGGCTTCGTTCAGATCACCGAAAACCAGTTCCCAGCTGATAGCCCAACCGGATTGAGCGGCTTCCTTCAGCGCGTCCCACATTTTAGTGAAAGTACGAACCTGAGTAGCAGACTCTGCTGCCTGTTGCCCTAAATCATAAAATTTTTCGGCAGTTTCATCTGCGATATGGAACATTTCTTTGAGCTCATCTTTAGAATACTCGCCGGAAAATACGCTTAAAGCACCCAACAAAACATCGTTTGTGACCCATTTCGATTTTGTAAGCGTATCTCTTAAGTTTTCTGCCGTAACAATTGTATTCTTATCGATGAGACCTTTTTCCGTAAGAGCGTATACCTGCTCGCCTTCTTTTTTCAAAGTTCCGAGCGCAACGCCCAAATCGATCATTGTTTGTTTAAATGCTGGAGTAGCCATTTGAGCATTTTCGATCGATTTCCAATCGATTCTTTCGAGATGCCCAACGCCCAATGATTGAGCGAAATTATACATAGCGCTACTGGCTTGCGCAGCACCCTGACCAGCATAAGCCGCAATGTTTGCCACGCCCTTAATTGCTGATACGGAAGTCTCAAAATCTACACCGGCATTTGTGAATTTACCAATATTGGTCGTCATGTCCTGGAAGCTGTAAATTGTCTTATCGGCATATTCATTCAGCTCTTCCAAGCCCTGCTTTACATACTCAAGATGCGTTTCCTCGTCATACAAAAACGAAGGATTGCTCTTTGTCATGGCGTCCGTGTATGACTTTATAGTACCTGTCATGATGGTTTTAATGCTGTCCATCTTCAGCTCGTATTCATTCCAGCCAGATTTCAGCGGATCGATTGTGAATGCCCGGATCACCTGTTCGCCGGTGTGCACCAGCTGGCTGGCAATATCAATACCCAATACGGCCCTGGTATACTTTCCAAGGCTTTGAATACTTCTGCCCAAAGCTTGCAGCGGGAAGGTGGCGGCGTTAAAAGTTGTTTTCGCCACCTTGCCAAGACTTGTTAAAGCTTTGGAAAATATACCTGCGCTTTTGGTAGGGCTCTGGAATTGCAGGTTTTGATTGATCGATTTGGATACGTCGCCCATGCTGGCTGCCACGTCATCCAAATTGGTTGCCTCGCGCAGTTCCTGCAGGGTACGCATGCTCTGCTTTACGCCCTTCTCGAACTGGCTGTTGTCGAATCGCATGGCAACAATTCTTTCATCTATGCTGCTCATCCGGATACCACCTCCTTCCACGCTTCATCCGCCATCGCGTCAAAAACGGGCTGGATCGCCGGGTTGATGTAATCTCTCCCTTCTACGTATCCGCCGTTTCTGGTTCCGTGGCCGTATTGTAAAATAATAGCGATGTTCACGCCGTCGTTTACGTTGCTATTCTTCCAGTAAACGCTCAGGCTGCCATCGCCCTCTGAAATTTCATAGCTCCATGCTTCCGCCGTTTTGCCGCTGTCATTCGGGGTCGCGGCAGACAATGCCATCACACCCTTTTCCCCATACTTGGCAAGCTTATGCATATAATGCCGCTCGATAATGCGGTGAAAAAGCCTGTCCGTTTTCTGGAAATCGCCCTTATGGGAAAAAGTAATGATCTTCGGCATAGCTGCCGCCTCCCGTATGTTTATCCGTGACTTCCGGTCTTCTTTCGCCGTGCTTCGCTGAGCGCTCGGTACATAGCGGCGGTTTCGGCATCTGATTGCTTCTTTGTAGAATTACGAACACTGCATACGCGAATCAGTGTAAACAACTGGTTCAAATGCCATTTTTCGCATTCGAACGGAATGCCGTATTGAAGCATCATATAATAAATGATTTCGGCAGTAATTGTTTTCTGTGATCCGCGTTGCTTCGTTTCTCTAAAAGTTGTAGCAGTCATGGGCAAATTAATGTACGTTTGTATATCTTCATAATTTTTCCTGGTCAATCGTCTTAGTAATTTCACGTCAACGTTTTGATCCAGACACATACAGCGCACATAATCCATGTTTTCTTCCAGCGTCATGCCGGTGCCGGCAGTGTTTATATAACTTTTCTGCCATTTTGATTCCCAACGCCGCACTGATAGCAGCGAATGCTCAAGCTTCAGCGCAACTTCTGGAAGGTAAACAAATTCCTCAGCGTTTTCATCATATAGCCGGAGCTTGGGAATCACAATGCTTAGCATGTTTACGCTTCTTTCTGTTCTTCTGCTTTCTTCCGCTCAGCAGCTTCCTTCAGAACACTGGCCGGCAAGCAGCTGGTAACAAACTCGGAAGCTTTCTCAGCATCGGTGCACAGCTCTTCGAACAATTGCGAATAAGCATCGCTTTCCCGGAACTCTTTCTTAATTTCTTCATCTTGCAGAAAACGCCTGTGATCCATGCTTTCTTTGCCGACGGCTGTCATGATGATCTTGTCGATAATGTTCATGATCCCAACACCATCATGCGAATCAATCAGCTTCTGCATCAGCACTTCAAGCCCCCAATAGCCTTCCATGTTGATCTTCCACAAATCTGCGCGGGAAAGATAGAAATCATAAGTTACGTCGTAAGGCTTATCATCAAAGCCTACGCAATGAAACGTACGGGTATACATGTGAAAACTCCTTTCTGTTTAAAAAAAGCGCCCTGCCAGAGCATCTCCAGCAGGGCATAGCGCTCATTCCTTTAATCAGGACACAAGAGCATAAATTTCGTCAGGGGTGGGCAGGCTGGCACTGGTAGAACCGCTGCCATACAGTACAGCTTCGACAGCCGCCATCTTGCCGGAAGCCAGTTCCAGAGAGTTCAACTCAATGGAGGATACCTGCTTCACGCCGGTAATGTTCTGAACAGCAGCGGGAGTGCTTTCGAAATCCCAGCTCAATTCAGCAGCATCGGGGTTATCGTTGATCGTATCATGAGTAACAGAGCTGGGGCTCACGGTGCAGCCGTACACCACATGCAGAATGTAGCCGGCTTCGGGGTTGGTATCGCTGCCAAGTTCGGTGCGGTAGCACAGACCGAACACCTTCCGGCGCTGCTGGCCAAGCTTCATGCCAGAAACAGGAGAAGTATAGCCGTTGCAGGCGTCGAATTCAGGAGGATACATGTAGGCATTGATGGTTCCTTTGTAGTTTTCCGCAGAACGGAAAGACGCATATTTCATGTTATCGGCCCACAGGTCGGTTACATCAGCACCATCAGGGCTCTCTTCCACGCTGGTCAGGCCATTCCAGGCAACGCCAGCACCGTAAGCGTTGTTGTCACCCATAGGATAAACGACGCCCCTGCTGACACCAGTATGATAGTATCGAGTGCCGTCGGCGTCCCAGGTCAAATTATAAGTATTAGTATCAGGCATAGGTCAATCCCTCCGATTAATAAAAAAGGTCAAAGGTATAGTGGTGAAGCCCATCCGCCGTATAATGCCGGTCAAAGTGACAGTATTTGAAATGCTCCAAAATTTCGTCCACTTTGCAGTCAGCCACGGACGGGCTGATGTACTTGAGCGAATAGCAGTTATACTTTTGGTAAATCCGGTTATCCGCGTATTCGGCTTTGATTTTGGATCGGTCGTAAACAAAGCATGGATATGCCATTTTGATGCTTGCAGGCGGCTGGTAATAGGCGTTTGGCGCAAGCTCCAGCAATTCGCCGTGAAGTTCAAGCCGTGTGCCCATTCCAAACGCCTCCCAAAGTCAGAAAAATGCGCGGTCGTTTGATCTCCGCGCTTTCCACCTTCCATTTAACACCGTTGAACACAGCATACTTAATGGCCGGCCAATGTTCTGTCATATAGCTGTCGCACACAATGCTGATCCGGTTAGCCAACGTCAGATTGTCATTTGTGCCATCCGGAGTAGCCTCCCAACGGCGCAAATGCTTTGGAAGATCACCCGTATAAGGCTTTTCCACAATCCGGCTTGGCTCGTACACGCCAGGCTCTGTTTCTACCTGATCCAGTTCAAAACCAATTTTTCCGTAAAAGCGAGCCATATGAATCAACTCCTAATCGAGAGGGTCGAAGCCCCAAAAATGAAAAAAGCTCCGGCCCTCTCAGCTTAGGCCAGATCAATAAGCGCCGCGGGTGTAGTAGGTCTTGTCCTCTACGACAGTAGCATCAGCGCTCTTGCGATATACGGTGCCTTCCTTCTCGAACCAGCCCAGAGCCTTGGGGTTCTCGGTGCCTTCAGGAGTAACCTCGGTATAGGTGGGACCAGTAGTGCCGGTTTCCAGAATCATGGCGCTGTAAGGCTTGGTCAGCATGCCGCTCAGACGGGTTTCAATCAGATACTTGTACTGGTTGAAGTCGATGTCGAAGTCGTCAAACATTTCAACCTGGCCACGACGGTTGGTACCGGTGGAGTAGTCCTTCAAGTCCACGATAATACCGATCAGCTTCTTGGTGGTATTACCGACAGTACGAGTCAGGCCTTCCAGCTGAGGCACGGTCACAATGCGGTTCACACGCATCTTAGTGGCCAGTTCCTGAGTGGTCTTGTATAGGGAATGACCGAAGCCATCTTCCAACAACAGCATTTCGCTCAGCCAGTCTTCGCTGGTGAACAGGGTCAGGTTGCCGCTGCCCTTATACAGCTTGCGGGCCTTGATAGCAGCACGGATGGCATTCTTGGCAGTAGCTTCATCGTCATTGCCAACGGTCACGGGAACCTTGATGGCATAAAAGTCGTCATCGGTCCAGATGGGCTTGATGTGATCTTCCTTGATCTTGTCCTCGTCCAGGGAGTCACGGCCATCGCCGATCAGGATCGCACGAGCGATTTCTTCGTTCAGCATCATCCGCATTTCGCTCTTAACCCAGGGGATAATGTCCCAATCAATATCAGTCAGATCGTCCTTATCGAACTTCTGCTTTTTGTACACTGTCTGTGGATCGACGGTACGCTTCAGAAGGTTGAACACTTCTTCCTTCTTTTCATTGCCCTTGATGTAACCCTTGGCGCGGGCTTCATCCATGGTAATGTTGGCATAGGTGGTGCGGATGCGGGCGAAAGGACGCTTGGTCACGCCGTTCATCATCGTGCTCACCCATTCGTCATCACGCTTGACAACGTCAGGGCGTTCGTTAATGTTCTGGTAATCAGGGAACAGGTAGTCAATGTTGGCAATACCATACTCCTGCTCAGTGCCGTTGTCGTTGTACACGGCATGCTGCAGCGCTTCGTTGTTTTCCTTGGCTTCGTCCCAGGCTTCGCTGATGGAGCCCAGCTTCTTGGCGCGCTCCATGATCTTCACCTTATCGGCGTGGCTCAGCACTTCTTCGTGCACGGTTTCCTTGTCAAACACATTCGTTTTCATAGTCAATACATCTCCATCTTCATCGGAATGCTCGGCTTCACCGTCATCCTCGTCGTTATCTTTGCCCTCAATGGCCTGGCCGATCATGTAGTAGCACACCTGCTGCTGCTCCTCGGTCATGCTGTCCCATACGTCCTTTACAGTCTTTTCTTTGGCGGGCGCTTCATCAGCGTGTTCCAGCGTTTCTTCCTTAGGCATTTCTTCTGCCTCCTCTTCCTTGTCTTCATGTTCCAGGAAGAGAAGCTTCTCACTTTCGTCGCTGTACACAATTGCTTCGTCTTCCAGTTCATCCATCTGGTCGCCATGAGCCAGCACCACATTGTCAATGGTGGCTCCCATATTCGCTCCGGCCAGCACCACGCTCAGTTCACGGATCACGCCGTGCATCACATTGCCGCCGTTCTGCTTCAGCTGGTTAGCATAGATGGACAGAGAATTAATATCCCCGTTTTCGATCAGGTTCTTGGTCTGCTGCGCCTTCGGGCTGTCATTCAGATAACAGTCGGCGTATACACCGCCCTTCTTGTTATGAAGGATCGCATGACCCAGCACGTAATCCGGGTCATCATGCATATGCTGCCATACCAAAGGCACCTTTTTGCCATCCTGATCTGCAAACGCGTTTTCCATAATGGTTCGGCCATCCGTGCATTTAATGCCGGTTTTCGTGGCCCAACCGTGAAAATTCGGTTGCCTCTCAGACATCTTGGTTCTCTCCTGTTTTACTGTCATTTTGATCGTTCATCTGATCCTGCATCGGCATGTTGCTGTTGATCAGCTGATCTGCCGCCGGATCGTTCACGGGCATATAGCCAAGCACTGCACGGAATTCATTGGAGGTAAGAATCCGGTTGCGTGTCAGCTTATCCGCCACGTCGGCCAGATTCAGTACAGGCGTCAGTTTGAACGGATCACGGAAGAACAGAACGCTTTCGCCTTGTGTTCTTGCCGTCTTAGACAAAAATTTCCGCTTTCGCTCATTAGCGATTGCGGATAGAATAGGTTCTATTGTTCGGTTGTAGTAATTCAGCATGGTCTTTTCGTCAGCCGTGCCATCCAGAATAGACGCCGTAATACCCAGCTGCGAATACAGAAGATTCGTCAGGTATTCGATCTGGTCCATCAGATTGTTTTCCAGCGGTCGGTTCAGCTGTACAATCTTCTCTGTGCCGTCCGTGTAGGCAATCCCATATCGGCTCCCGTTTAACTGCTCCTCAATTTGTGTAAGCCGTTTGTTCGCGGTTGCTTTCTGGGCCTCGCTCTTGACCACGTAAGGCAATTGAATAATCATGTTCAGCTTGCTGCCGCTGTTCTGCTCATCAATGGAATCCAGAATGCTCATCTTATGCAGCAGTCTTTGCAGAATGCCCATCGGCTCATTCATCACAGAATAGAAAGGATTCTCGATAATGCCTACTTTATTTTTCGGCATCACGATGTCTTCCTGGTTTCCGGTTCTGTCATTATAGAGCCGGATGCGCACGTGCTGGGGCATCCATTCCAGTATCTTGCCAGTGCGCATCTGCAGTATGTCAAACCCGCTGGTATACTTTGGGTCCACATCGCATTCCACCGGCACTTCCGCCACTACGCCTTCATCAAACATGCTAAGCACCAGGTCCAGCGTATAAGCGAATCTGGTCTGGTCAATGTTTGCTTCCAGGCTCATGACGTTTTCCAGGCCGTCATGTACGATCTCACTATATCTGCCATTTTGATCCAATTTTACGTGGTGCATGTCAATACTCACCACGTCCAGAGCAATCCGGTTGTAGATCGCGTTAATGATGGTCCGGTCATTGCAGTATCTGCGTCTCTGTCTATCGGGCCGATAAGAATAAGTGGGCCCGTAGTCGGCGCTTGGGATAGGCCGATCCCGGCCATTAAAAACATTCCAGGCGTGTTTTAAAGCCTGGGACGTACGTTGAAATATGTTGGGCATATTGGATCACCCGTTATTTTTTCTTGTTTTTATTATCCGTCATAATTTCAGAAATCTTGACATCGCCAAACATGGTCATCATTTTTTCTTTTTGAGCTTTCAACTTCTCTACTGCTTTGGCATGACCGACATCACTCATCCGGTTTTCGGCTATTTTCGCTCTTATTTTGCTGTAAGCAGCATAACCTAAAGCCGCTCCAGCAGCCGCGCCTATGATTTTCGCAGACGTATTACCGGCGGTGGTTGCCGATTTTTGGCGTTCTTTGAGCCAATACTCAGCATTTTCTCTATTCTGTTTTGCGTTGTAATAGTGTTCTCTGGCTCTTGCTCCGGCCGCATTTCGCCATTCATCACTTGAAAACCACCGAGAAGGATCGTACACATCTGTCCAAGCGTCCTTGGTCCGTTTGACGATATCGTCCCAATCTTTAAGATCTTTCTGACCAGCTTTTCCTATAAGGTTGGCCGAAAGTTTTCCGCCAGCTAAGGAACTTGCAGCAGCGCCAGCTAAACCAAGACCTAGCCGACCTGCCGTAGAAGCTCGTCTATTGTATTTTTCTGCATTTTTCTTTTGAAGCGATATATTAGCTCTATCCTGCAATTTGCCAAGCTTTTTGTATTCTTTGATATAAGCTTTACGGCCGGCCTTTGTAAGATTATTGCCGTAGCCATAATGCGATCGACCGGCTGTAGTCAAGCTTCCATCTTCATTCTGGTAACGACGAATACCCCACTTCTGGCCTTTAATGCCATGGTGGTAAAGTTCATCCTCTCGCCAATCAAAACTGTTCATGTTATCAACCTCTGTCCCGCCGTAGTGGGGGGGGTAAATTATTAATCAAACGCTTCCAAATTCGCTTTGTAGGCCACGTATGCATCCATCATAGCTGCTACGGGGTCAATCTTTTCGTCATTTCGACGTTTGATCAGTTTTTTATTGTTGTTGGTATCGCGCCACACCATAGCATTTCCCATGGCATAGCTCATCAGTTTTTCGTCAAATAAAAGCAGCCGATCTTCTGCCAGCTGCTTCAGTTCGCCCAGCGGTACGCTTTCTGTTCTTGCGCCCTGGATTACTTTCACCACACCAAAAGGTGTATTCTCGCTTACCCATCTTTGCACGAACTCCTGGGCATTGTATGGGTCGTATCCGAAGCACCGGATGTCATATCCTTTTTCCTGAATATAACTATCCAGTTCGTCGTATACGTCCATCATGTTCAGCACGCTGCCTTCCATCACGATCAGGCTGCCTTCTTCCAGGAATTCCTGGTACTTTTGCCTGGACGCTGCGGAAAGCTTCATCATCGTTCGCTCGGAAATATAAGCACGGCATTTTACGCCGAACTCGCCTCGTTGCAGAGGGAACAGAAAGGTGAATGCGCAGAAGTCATCACCCTGGGAAAGGTCAGCGCCCAATGCACATGGCATTTGCCAAAAGTCCCGATGAGGGTGCGGAATTGTTTCTTCATACAAGAAATAATAGGTCGATCCTTCCATGGGAATGCCGAAACGCTTGGCAATGATTTCATTACGCTTTGAAGGATCCTTCTCGGCCAATTCTTTTTCTCGGGTGTACGTGTCATAGCTGACGGTTTTTCCAAGATTCGGATTGGCTTTCACCCACATAGCAGGATCATTGATCTCGCTCAGATCATCCAACTGATACCACCAGATGGAAGTGTGCGGATCATAATATTCGCCCTTCAGGATCTTTTCCAGGTTTAGTTTAATGCTGTCCCCAATCCCATTACGCACTGTCCCCTCGCTGCTCATAGCAATGATCACATAATCGCCAGTTTTGGCGGCACCCTGCTCAACAGCGGTGATGGGATCTTCGCGCAAGTCAGTGCTCAGCCATTCGTCGAAGGTGTTTACTTTTGTCCGGTATCCCTGAAGCTTGTCGATACTACAAGGACGAACTTCCAGCAGAGAACCATTCAGAAAGTTTTCAATACCTTTCTTAGTGGAGCACAGCTTTTGCCGTTTTGCTCTTGAGCCAGTCGTATTTTGCAGGCTTCCTTCCGTAAGGAATTTGAACAATGGCCCTCTGGAGCGAATGATCGCTGTCCGGATGGGGCCAAGCGTTTCCTCCGCCTGGTCCATGGTAAAGGCAATAGCAAATTGATGGGTAGCCGATTGATCACAGTTCAGAAAATAACTTTGAATATCGGACCCATACAGCGTTTTTGCTGCCCCTCGGCCTACGATCAGATACTGCTTGTTGATCAGCCTTTTCTTTGTTCTCTTGTTTACATAATGCCCGCCAGAACCGTCTTCGTAAGGCTCATATACGCTGATCGTGTCGAAATACCACCAGCCAAACAGCTGCTCTGCCCAAAGCTTAAAAGAATCCAATAAAAAAAGATCGGAGCCGTCCGTTAACGTCAACTCCGTTTCACAATATTTTATGAACCCCTCAACCGGTTTCGGGTCGTAATACACACCAGGATTTTGAATCAGTTCTTCGATTCGATCCATTTCCTGCAAGATGTGCTGGCATACCGGTATTTCTCCGCTTTGCACCTTTTCCCGAAACGCCGCGTAGTATTTTGGGGTGGCTGTGTTGTAAAGCATGGTTAATCATCTTTCTTATACTTTAGCTTGCCGCCATTATTGCATACTATCACAATTTTTAGGTTCCAGTTTTAGAACGTTTTGGCTTGCTATTTTTGGTAGCAGTTTTTTGATCTTTTTTAGTAGATGCTTTATCGTTTTCTTTTGCTGTCTTCTTAGCATGCTTTGGCTTGTAGTTATTGTCAAACAATTCTTTAGCTATTTCTGCTCCGGCTTTAAATGCTTTTGTAGTTGGTATCAAGCCTACGACGGTTCCGCCAGCTCGTTGAATAGCATCACTCGCTACTTTCCCAGCCGCGCTCGTTACCGACTCAGTTATGTTGCCGATTGCTTTATTAAATGGGTTAATTCGTCTTGCGTCTGTCTTCGCCTGAATATATCTCGCATTCCGTTCTTTGTTTTCGGAACGCTCTTTATTATACTTGCGAATATAATCAACGGCTCTTCCAATCTTTCCTTTGTTCAGTTCACGATACTCTTTTTCCATTCGCAATCGCTTAACGCGCTGTTCCAGATCTGCATCGGACAGATCTTCAAGCCGTTCACGACGTTTCTTTCCAGCAGGTGTTCTTGTGCCGTCTTCATTCTGATAGCGTCGAACACCCCATTTCATACCCAATATACCGTGATGGTACAATTCGGTATCCCAGTCATTAAAACTGGACATAGCCATCACCTCGCCAAAAATAAAAAAGCCACTAATACAGTGGCTCAATTAATGAGTTGCCATAATATAGATCATTCCGACGAAACATATAGATGCAGCTATAACTATGACAATGCCAATTAAGGTATCATGCACATGCTTTTTTCGCTCTTCGGAAATTTTCTTCTGCTCATTTTTTAGTGCTGCAAGTTTCTCAATATGCTTATACTCCAAAGCCTTTAATACTTCCTGATGTTCGGTAACTTGCGTAATAGTAATCTTATTGCCTGCTTTTATCGCCGTTGCTCCGCATCCTGGACATTTTCCAGAATTAGCGTCAAATGTTCTTTTGCAGTACGGGCAAGTTACACTGGAAGAAGCTCCAATCTCATACGGTGTAAAAGAGCTTACATTTTCAGAACTTTGATTGGTAGAAGAGAGCATTTCTTTCAAAACCTGTTCTTCTTCAGCTATGCGTTTTCGAATAGCCTTCTTTTTGTTTAATTTTGTTTTTCGGAATTTGTAAACCTGATAACAAATTGCTCCGATAACGATTAATAATGGCGGAAGTATTTGAATCAGAAAATCCTTAACATTCATAGCTGACCGCTCCTTTCTCTATTATTTTATAGAGATTGGAATTCGTTGTCAACCATAAATATCTGCTTCGTCGTAAAGGCACCATTCCAGCTCTCTCGCTTCCTCTTTCAGCGCAGTCAGCAAAGCAGCGCTTTCAGGAGGATCGAAGATCAACTTGACACGAATGGAAATATAATTCTTAAGCGCTGCGTAATTCTCAGCATGTTCTTCCAGGAAATCGCTCCAGGTTTCCCTTGTTCCGGAAACTGTGAAGCCTTTCTTACCAACGCCAAATTGTGCAGATCGAAACAGGAATGTGTTGATCAGCGGAATCAACTGCCCGTCAAAGGAGTCAACGTCTTCTCCCACATCGCACATTGCCCGAATATTGAGCAGAATACTCTCATCCATAAGCAGCCCTCCGC